ACAGTTAATGTATCTGAATTGATGAATAAGTTAGATGGTAGAATCAAGAATGTGACTGAGACTGTTAATATCCTAGCATTTAGAAATAGGAAGAAAGTAATATCCATAGTTGTTAATAGTATAATTAATATATCTGAGACAATTCCAAGATTATTCGTAATTACACAAATAATAACTGAGACTGTTCAGGTAGCAGAATCAATAATCAAGGACTTGAGAGATGGACTTGTAAGGGTAAGAAGATCTATAAGAATCAACAAACGTGGTGGATCAGCTAGCCTAAAAGGCAGATCTAAGACTACTAGACTAAGCAGAAAGGGCTCTCAGGAAGTACATGATAGGAGTAAGAATGCGAAAGTTAATAAACGAAGTCAGAATATAAAGGGTGAAGACACATGAGCATGGATATGACACCAAGATCAACATCTTTTACCATAAAGGTAGGCAGTACTACTACGCTTGAACTTACTATTAAGAACGCTGATGGAACAGCAAGGGATCTAAGTAACACCACCACATTTTATTCAGGTAAATGGAAGGTATGGAAACCAGATGGTACTCTTGTAATAGACAAAGCTATTGTATATGGCACTAGAGCCAGTGGAATAGTATCTGTAACATTTGGTAGTACAGAGATAACAGCAGCCAAAGCAGGTGTTTGGGCAGGGGAAGTAGAGTTAAAAAACACATCTAATGTCATATCAGAACAAACGCAAACTTTTAATTTCACCATTGAGGAGAGTTACTAATGACAGATATAGTATTCGTAGCATCAGGGGCTTGTGCAGAATGTGGTCATGGTCAAGAAGCCCATGATCAAAATACAGGTTGCACAGCACCATCAGATGATGATGATACACAGCCTTGTTTATGTGAAAATATAGGAAATTATTAGATAAAATGATTAATTTCTATACGAAGAATATTGATACCAAAAGGTATGAAGATATTGTTTGTCGCACTATCATGCTTAACGGCAGTAACGGTAAGAATTTATCAGGGTATTATGCTTGGGAGAATTTTAAAGATAATTGGGAACTTAATATAATACCTACTACCAAACAAGAAGAGTTCAAGAAATTCTATGAACACCTTGATATTGAAACCAGTGATGGAATAGCATGGGGTGTAACTGGAAAGAAAGTAATCTATATGTTTGTCAATGATAGTAAGAATCCATTCATACTTAGATCTAATATAATGCCTCTTGCACATGAATTACTTCATGCAGTATACCAAGACGGTATTGGTACACATCATATCACTAGAAAATATGATGCACCAGAAGGCAGAGCAGGTACTAGGGGAGCAGCAGCAACAGTAATTGTACATGATAACTGGTATGGTTCAAAGAAAACTATCAAGTTTTGGATACGATATAAATTTATTTGGTTGCCAATCACAATACCATACATACCAATCAAACAAGCAAAGAAAGATTATAGTGTCTAAACATTTATATGTATGATACATTATGTATATGTATGTTAACATTAGATAATATCAAAGAAAAAGTATATTTTGAATACAGAAGAGCACAGATGGAAGCCATGAAAACAGAGAGACTTGGTGTGATACATGTATCAGATATTATTAAACCATGTATGAGAAACGTTATCTATAATAAAATAACACCTCACACAATGAGTACTGAGGATATGAAGTCACTTTACTTTGGACAGATTGTACATTCAAATTCAATGATAGCAGAACCAAAACATAATGAAATGTTCTTAGCATATAACTATGTAAAAGATGAACCTCTTACAAGAGAAGAAGCATTAAAAATACCTGTAGAAGATCCAGAACACTTGGATATTATATATGGCAGTATAGATGATTTGATAGAAATTGACGGAAAATGGATAATTTGTGACAAAAAGACGACAGGATCTATTGATTACTTTAGTAGGTATAACTCTAAACCAAGTGAAAGTCACGTAGATCAGATCAATAGATACAGGGTATTACTAAAGAAATGTTATGATATTGATGCAACTTTTGGTTGTGTAATATATATCTCTAACAAGATTGAGAAAGACAAGCGTGACATACCAATTCCTATGGCATTTAAACTAAAACCTATAGAAGAAACTCTTGCTGATATGATTGAGAAATCAAGAATAATCAAAGATGCAATGACTGAATGTACCTTACCAGAGAGAACCAAATGTTATCTTTGTGACGGTATGTGTCCTTTTGCATCAACATGCTTTGAGGATAATAGGAAAAAATGGAAGGAATAAAAATAATATCACCTGAGTGTCACACTCATAGGCATTTCGATTGTCCTATAGAAAGACTTAATATAAAATGCCAATGCATGTGTCATAAAATAGCAGGCGAGTAAATGAAAATATATTTCAATGGAAACAACAAGGCTCACATGGAAGCCTTACAAGAATGTAAAGTCAAGAATGTAGTCCTCTCTTTCAAGTATTCTTATGCCAATATCACCAAGTTTAGGGATAGGTTTGATAAGTTATTCGTTGTTGCAGGAACTAAAACCGAACCAGAAAGATACTATGAATTGTTAAAGAAACATAGAGAAATATATGACTATGCCATACAGTATGATGTAATGTATAATATGAATGAGACATTAAAACATTATAGAAAAGAAAGAGAGATGGGTATAGATTGGACAATACCTGTACTACAAGAGAACTATCTTAATCATCTTTCACAGTTAAGACTAGAACCAGATACCTATGTATGTTTAGGCGAGGTACATGGAAGAGATGAAACAGAAGATCAGATTAGAAAACTTCCTCCCAATTTAAAATATCATGGGTTGGCAAAAGGAAGATACACAACAAAAACTAAACTGTTTGAATCATTGGATACATCAGGGTGGATCTCTGCAGCCATGTCAAAGAAATGTGAGGTATGGAACAACAATTCTACTAACTTTATGTTCTTTGGAGACAAAGGAAAGGCTATGATACCCATGCTAAATCATGCATGTGAAGTACATAAGGAGTATCTTGAGTTAATTAATTTAAATAAACAGGACATAATTGATGGTGATTACAAAGCATTATTAAAAGCACCGTTCGCTTTACTATACTTACCAATGTGTAAACAATTAAACATATTAAAAGATAATTTTAATCTTTAAATACTTTGTTTTAGTTAAAGTTATATATGGAAGGAGATATATTTAAGATTAAACCTTTAGATAAACATGCTTCTAAGGTAGTAGTAGATGGACATAAAACTGTGTCACCATTTAACTCAGCCAAACATCTTAAAACTGCAAACATACCTGCACTATGTGATCAATGTGTATATCGTTCTATTGATTCAGGTGGTAATGGTAAGTGTCCAAAGTATGAAGAGGGTGCAATGTGTGCCATACGAAAAGATTTCATTGCATTAATTAATGAACTTGATACACGTAACCCAGAACATGTTAAAACCATGCTAGATATGTTAGCCAAACTATCATTTGAAAATGTACTTATGGCATTGACTGAAAGTAAATTTGATGGTAACATACCAGATAGAAATACTAAATCAGAAGTCAATACATTACTTAAAATCATATCAACCATAGGTGAAATATCTAGTAAGATAGTTGTCAGTGAAGAACAGAGGTTTAACAAACTGGGTGATATAGAATCTATATTCCGACAGATCAAAGCACAAAAGACAGGGGACTAATGCCACAACCTACTAAAGAAATCATAGCAGAGAGGGCAAACTTCATGCAGAGTATAGTTGATTGTGTAAATAAACCAAGTAAATTCAGTGATATATTTTTAAATCATAAGTTATTTGAGTATAACAGAAAGTATGTTGACTGTAAAGATAGATTCATAGTATATAGATCGGGAAGACAGGTGGGTAAAACAATGTCAACTGCAGTGAAGACAGTACACTTTGCTTTCTTTGCTCCGTTATTATCAGAGACAGTAAATAATGAATGTATTATAGTTATAGCAGCACCTACTCAAAATCAGGCTAGCATCATGTTTGACAGGATTAGAACACTTGTAGTTAAGAACGAGTTCCTTAAAGGATATGTAGTAAGAAATACTCAAACAGAATTATGGTTAAACTTTTTAGACAACACAGGTATGAGCAAGA